TAGTTGTTAACTAAACTATGCCTTGTTTGATTGCGAATTTACCTTCGTATGAAGTTTGGGTAAGAAAAGAATATCTCACTGATCATCAAAGTGGTCATGGTGAATTTGTAAAGGGCGTCTGGGTATCGGTTAAGTCGATACCTGGGCGTGCTTTTTATTTTGAGACATATTTACCTGAATATGCAGCAATGTATGACAAATTACCAATTAGTGCATTTGTTTCGTCACCAGAACTTCCAACACCTGATATGGAATTGCATAATTTGCAGTTTTGGAATTGTATGGACTATGGAGTAACTGTAGTACAGAAACAATTTGTTGGTAGTATGCACTATGAATGTTATACAAGAGATCACGGACCACAAACTGGGACATATATTTGTACAATTGATAATTATCATCAAGATCCTGATGCAGTTGATTATGCAACAAGTGAAAATCCATCAGAACATAAGTCACATAACCTGATTGAACTAGATAATGGGCAGTTTGCACTGTATCCTAACAATAGAACACGAATTTATGACAATAGTTTAACACCTGAGGAGCCAAAGATCCCAGATTTTAAGGTTTCAACTGTATATTATCAAGTTGAGAATGGTCATGACCGTGATGGACTTGGAAATGATGAAAATTATTTCTGGAAAACTGCCAAAGAGCGTAAAAATTTAGAAAATTCACCCGAAATCCCCGATTTTTAAAAAGATGAACGATTTTTTAGACAACTTAGCTAATGATCAGCATCAAAAGATGCTTCGTGAAATTGCAAATGATGATTTAACACCAAAAAAACGTGATAAAAAGCAAGAAACTGAAATTTTTGAAAATCAAACTAAACCTGAACCACTTTACGAATAAAAAATTATAATATCGTTGATAAATAATACATAATTGCCGTATTGTTGTGCCTCTAGAAAGGGTAAGTCAAGGATTTAAAGATATTAGTATGAGTTTTCAGACTAATCCTCTGACAAAAGACTTGATTGCCATGAAAAATGAAAATGCAATTGCAAGATCAGTTAAAAACATCGTATTTACGAATCCTGGAGAGAAATTTTTCAAACCAAAATTCGGATCTAGCATTTCAAACTCTCTTTTTGAAAATGCAGATGACTTAACTGCAGTTCAGATTCAAACTCAAATAGAAGAATCGGTTCAGAGGTATGAACCGAGGGTTAAATTAAGAACCGTTGATGCTAATGCCAATATAGATGGCAATTCATTTGATGTCGTTATTGTATATGACATTATAGGAGCGGACATTCCAACACAACAATTAGAATTCGTATTGCAACCAACAAGGTAAGATGCCACTAGTAAATTTTACAAATTTAGACTTTGAAGAAGTCAAATCGACTCTCACAGAATATTTAAAATCAAATTCCAATTTTACGGATTATGATTTTGAAGGTTCTAACTTATCATCAATTCTAGATGTATTAGCATATAATACGTACATTACTTCGTATAATGCCAATATGGTGGCAAATGAAGTTTTTATTGATACCGCAACTCTAAGAGAAAATGTAATAGCTCTTGCAAGAAATATTGGATATACACCCAAATCAAGAAAAGCAGCAACATCCGCAATAACGTTCTTTGTTGATACAACCAACATAACCCCTGTACCAGCATCTCTAACGCTTCGTAAGGGGACTGTAGTGGCGTCTCAGGGAGTCTTTAGCGGTGGGTCGGGGTCATTCTGCATCTTAGATGATATAACCGTCCCTGTAGTCAATAAGATTGCTTCTTTCAATAATATACCAATCTATGAAGGAGCCGTTATAGAAAAGAATTTTACTTATAGTGCTAGGAATCCTCAGCAAAAATTCATCTTACCTAACATTGGTATTGATACTGAATTGATTAGAGTAGGAGTTAAGAACAATGCATCTTCTACAGCAACTGTAAAATATTCTTTACAGGAAAATTTATTTTATCTCGGATCTGAATCAAAAGTTTATTTCTTACAGGAAGTATCTGATGAGAGATATGAACTTTTCTTTGGTGATGGAAGTTTTGGTAAAAAACTTGATGACCAAAATTATATTACTGTTACATATTTAACCTCTAATGGAGATGCTGGAAATGGATTTTCACAATTCTCCTTCAATGGAAGAATAACATATGCAAGAGATGGTAATGAGTATACTGTTACTAGCGGAATATCACTTGTAACACCAGAATTTAGTTCTAGAGGTGGATCTACGATTGAGGGTGTAGAGTCTGTTAGAAAATATGCACCAAAGATTTATTCAACTCAGAATCGTGCAGTAACTGCAGATGATTATGAAACTCTTATTCCTACAAGAATATATCCAGATACTGAATCAATTTCAGTCTTTGGTGGAGAAGATTTAAATCCACCACAATATGGGAAAGTTTTCATTAGTATTAAACCTAAGTTTGGAGATTTCTTGCCAAACTTAATTAAAGAAAATATTAAATTAAAACTAAAGAAGTATGCAGTTGCAGGAATTATACCTGAAATTTTAGATCTTAAATATCTTTATATTGAAATAAGTTCAAAAATTTACTACAACACGAATTTAGCATCATCGGCAGCTGATGTTTCTTCAATAGTTTCCACTAATGCCTCTAAGTATGCAAACTCTACTGAATTAAATAAGTATGGTGCTCGTTTTAAATATAGTAAATTTTTAAAAATTATCGATGATAGTCATCCATCAGTAACGTCAAACATTACTGTTATGAGAATGAGAAGAGATTTGAGAATTGTACCAAGTACACTTGCAGAATATCAAATTGGATTTGGAAATCAATTCCATATTGTAAATAATAGTGGATATAATATAAAATCTTCTGGATTTAGAATTTTTGGAGTTTCTGAAAATCTATATCTTGGAGACATTCCAAACTCAGAAGGAACAACTGGTTCATTGTTCTTCTTCAGTCTTCCAAATGTAGGATCTCAAAATCCATCTATTGTAAGATCTAATGTAGGAACTATTGATTATATAAATGGGATAATAACTATCAATGCAGTTAATATTACTGCAGGTATAGAAAAAGATGGACAACAAATTATTGAAATTCAAGCAACTCCATTATCAAATGATGTTGTCGGATTACAGGACCTTTATTTGCAACTAGATACTAGTAACAGTACATTTGAAATGGTATCAGACGAAATCGCATCAGGATTAGATCCATCAGCATCAAGTTATATTGTGTCTTCTTCTTATGCGGAAGGTAATTTGGTTCGTGTCGGTAGTCCAGAAAATGTTACACCTACTGTAGGTACTACTGCAGATATTACTACCACCAATAATTCTTTTACCGGAACAACTTCAACGTCCGGTACTTCAGGTGGATCATCCACACCTTCGGGTGGTGGCAGCGGTTACTAATTTAGAGATATACAAAAAAAATGTCAGAAACAAGAATCAAGTTTAGCAACATCGTTAAGAATCAACTCCCAACATATGTTGAGAATGAGTTCCCCCTTATCTCTGAATTTTTAAAGCAATATTATATTGGCCAAGAGTATAAAAGTGGACCTATAGACTTAATTCAAAATATTGATCAATATGTGAAGTTAGATAACCAGACTTCAATAGATCATGAAGTAATCTTGAATGGTGATACTGATGAGTTTTCAACAACAATCGAAGTAAACCTTACCAATTCTCCAAAAGGAACTATAGATTTTCCGAGTTCTTATGGAATTTTGAAAATAGGTGATGAAGTAATAACATATACGGGAAAAACGCAATCTTCTTTTACTGGATGTATTAGAGGATTTAGTGGAGTAACTTCATATGAATCAAATTCAGATCTAGGGGAACTTGTCTTTAGTTCGACATCAGCAGAAGATCATAAAGATGGTGATACTATACAGAATTTAAGTTGTTTATTTTTAAAAGAATTTTTAAATAAAACAAAAATCCAACTTTTACCTGGATTGTCTGAGAGACCACTCTCACCCAATATAAACCAGAATTTATTCATAAAACAAGCAAAAGATTTTTATACAAGTAAAGGAACAGATGAGTCATATAAGATTTTATTCAATGCTCTTTATGGAGTAAATGTTGAAATTGTAAAACCAAGAGAATTTCTATTTACACCTTCAAATGCTAGAAATTTAGTTACTTCCAATTTTCTAATTGAACCGATTTTTGGCAATCCTTCGGAACTGGATAGTAGAACTATATTTCAAGGAGATAATGATCAAACATATACTTCAATATATGGTATAGAAAAAATTAATACTGGAATTGGAAAAAGTTTCTTTAAACTTTCATATGATGATGGATATAATAGAGATATTAGCGTTCTTGGATCTACCACAGGCAAATTTAAGGTTGCACCAAAAACTCATATAATTGGAAATGTTTCTGCTGGATCAACGTTTATTGATGTTGATTCAACAATTGGGTTCCCAAACTCCGGAACTCTTTACGTAGATTATCCCACAGG